GGCCTGGAATCAGTAATACTGAAACCTCGGTCCAATGTAAAGATGGAACCATTGAAATGGATAATAAAGATATATATACAAATTATAAAAATATACAACTCCAGTAAAAATTTCTCCACACAAAGTGCGGATATAAACCTGAAGCTTCTTATACAGAGAACTTACACTTGTGTGCGATGAAATACGGTATTTTCATCACCTGAGGGTCACACTCAGGAATTTAAGATTGTTGTCAATTAGACGGTTATGTTTTCGACGTAGTACATAATAGGCGCACCCACGAAAAACATCGGGTTAAAATCTTCGCCAGCAGCCACGTAAGACTGTAGAACATATGGCGAAGTGGATCCAATCCCCAGTGGGAATTGTCCAGCAATTTGGTATTTTTGTTCCGTTTTATCGGCGATAAACTTTGTGTGTTTACGCGCGACGGAAAAACGTTGATTCGAATAATACGGAATCTCAAACGTATGGAACGGGTTGACATTGGTGTGCCAACGAGATATGCCATCTAAACCTGTGGCATCATCAGATCCTAGTAGCATGCTAGCGATATTGGAAAAACGCTCTGTGCCAGAACCAAAAGCTGTAATGGAATCTCCAATACTATGAGCTGTATCAGTGGGCAAACGCGTCACTGTAAAGCTATTTGTTGAAGGAAAACCACTATCAGCATCAATGATATAGTCCATATTAAATGATGCATCCCACATGTACCGCATACTTCCTCGCCAGCCCATAAAAGCACTAGTGAGGTACGATACAAATGGAGTGTACCCAAGAACAAAATCTGAATCAAATGGTGTCGTGGTCGTCGTTCCATAGTTATCGCTGTCAAAGACATATCCCGTCTCGTGCGGAAACGCATTTCTAGTCATCTTGAGAGCGATCAACCAATTTGGATAATTAAAGTCATTGTTTTCGATTGACATGATTTCGTGTAAACAATAACGTTTAAGCAGAGTTCGAAATGATGCAATCGCTTCACCAAAGTAAATGCGATTCATCGTATCATCGATTGTTGATTCTTGGCCCATCATTGCAATGGCCATTGGATCTGTTGGTACAATTCCAAATTCACCTTGCGGAGCCAATTCCGGAGGAAGATACGTCTTCAAATTTTTGATCCACTTACTCGTTGGTCCTGCCACTTCAAAGTCCTCAAGCATCGAAACGAAAACATTGATCTGTATATCGTTATCAATAAGAGAATCTGGAGAAGTGAGGTCATTCACTACATAGACAGAAAGAGTTCCATTACCGTATGGAACACTCAAACTGTTATAAGTGAGACGAGTTGTGGAGAAATAATCACCTGCATGTTGCATGGCGTTCTCTCGGAACGGCGTTGTCTGTCCCCAACCAATGTCAATCGAAAAATCATTAGTATCCACAATATCAACAATAGTTGTATACGCTGTGTTGTACTCAGAAAATCCGACAGTTGGTGCCAGTGGGTCAAATCCCGTTGTGACAGGATCATAGACAAATTTCAGTCGACCTTTGTGATATCCAGAGGCGACAACCTGGAATCGGAAACGCATCGTACCTTTCCAATATTGAAATGGTAACGAAGCAAAACAACACGCTGGAAAGTGTAGCTCCGGAGGTTGACCAACGAATGTTGTCAACTGTCGATGAATGGCTGGATCAACGATGCAGTTCCATAGCATATCCTCCGATGTCTTACCTGGGGGTAATGCCCAAGAAAAAGTCGTAAAATAACTCTCTCTAGTAGCAATGTTAAGAATAGCCAATTCATCTTTGGCTTTAATACCAGAAATGGTAGGATCTATCGACAGCTCATTTTTCGAATCAATCGTTAGTCTTGCAAGTGCCTCTGCACCGTCGCACAACGCCATAGACGTTTTAGTGAGAGGTTGGAATGGAGCAGCAGGAACCAAGGCGGGTTTGGAATATCCAAATAATGCGGCCATAGATCCAATAGCACGAGCGCCAATTTCTGTGGCGCGAGCAAAAGGCGCAATCACAGGTACACTCGTAAAGAGAGATGCTGTTTTTGCCACCACGCTCGCTGGTTTGCTAACGATTCCCAAAACCTCATCCTTTCCTTGTGGTGAGATTTCTCCTGGTCCAATTTGTGTGGGAACAGAGAAACTTACATTTTCTGCCCAAGCAAATACGTTAATAGTAATTGGATCCACAGCGCCATTGGCGTGCTTCAGGTCGTTAATCGATTGCATGGTAATCTGTCCCATCTTCCTCCATCCCTGTGCTACAATGTCTAAAACATTGAGTTGGGTAAAGAAAGGTAATTCTAATTCTCCGCCTTGATTAGTACACGGATCTAAGAAAATGTGGGGACGTTGTGACGCAGCAACTAAATCAACTTGTGATAGTGCTCGCTCTTGCGTCAATTCATCCTCTGTATGCAGAGGACGGTAATTTGCCAACACACGGCCGTAATAAAATGCGTTGCCGTTGATGACAAATTTCACTCGCATTGTGGCACGTAACAGTCTGTAATTACTGATGCGTGGTTTGACGCGAGCATTTTCCCAATAAAGGGTCCAGGGATCAAATGTAAAGTTAAAGTAACCATTTACATTCCACTGGTGCGAAAATATCTTCACTGGTCTGTGAAAGAATTCGTCGAGTGTTGCATCTTGTATCATAGCATCATCGCGAATTTTATCAAATGGTGAACCACGTGAATCTGCGAAACCGAGATTATCATCACGAAATTGTACGTTCTGATTTTTCTCTGCGTTTCCTGTCGAGAATTCCATCTCTAACGGTTTGTCTAGTACCGCTGAACTTTGCGTAGCAGCTGAGGCGCTGCCTTGTCCTTCTTCTTTATTATTGTTAGCAAGTCGAGTGACGGATGCGGAACGACTCAATTTCAACGCACCCCGAAGGTTGGTGGACCACAAATCATCCATTTGGTTATGTTCTAGTACTGCGTAGGCCCCTTGTTGCGTTAGGGGACTCGTATCCACGTACCAGTCATAGGGTTCGAGAGAGTAGTTTGGGACCAATGGCTCTGTCTCCATTGGGTGCCTGACTCCGGCACCTAAATAATCATCACGTAAGTCTGTCCAAGTTGGAAAGTCTCCAGTGTATTGATTAAGTCCGACCTCGTCTGCGACGAGCTTCAATTTCTTTGTTCGTTCCTCAAAAATTTCACGTCCCCATTGGAAATATTCACGACTAGCACCTTTTAAAGCTTGTGAAGCAATAATTTCAGGTAATACATCGGTTCCTTTGGTTTTTCGATAATTGTGTAACGATTTAGCAATCGAAGCCTCCTCGATAGGGGCCAAGAACATTCCGACTTCTTCATCAAATCGGAAACCTCGTTTCAAAAATGATATTTCTTCGAGGGTTTGAAAGGGCACTGACTCTGCGGTTTTATCTGCCATAGTGTAAGTAATCCCAATTTCGGCGAGTTCGGAAGATAAAGAAGTGTGATTAAACAATTCTTCCTCTTCACTCACCCCACCTGCATTGTCATCTCCATAACAGGATAGAACAACGCGGTCGGCGAAAGGTGGAATATCCACATCACCTGCCTTTTCGTGCATCGAGTAATATGCATAGCGCAAATATAGCGAATTAATGATATTATTGATAACAACAGTCAATGGGTGCCCAGATGGATTTGATCCCATCATTTGAACAAAAAGTCCATCGTACTCATAAAGAGGATTTGAAATTTCTGTCGCGATTCCTCGCATGATAGTGAGCTGTCTTTCATTATAGCCACAATCAACGGCAATCTGAATCATTGATTCAAAGCCATACATCATCATGAGAATAGTAATTACCTTATCATAATGATGATAATCGCCAGCGAACATACGCTTGCGCCCATATTTAATCAGGCGTTTCACAAACTTGTTCCATTGTGGGCTTGTGGCATTGATTCCAACAGCACACTCAAGTGCTCCTTCAGAATCTTGGATCAAACGAACAATTGGCAAGAAATATTTCCTCACTAAGCAAGTGAATGCAAATTCACATCCTGTGAAGACACGCACCTTGTTTTTAGTAAATTTCACAGGCTCATCCTTAAGATTAGCTCGGAATACAACGTGTATGCGCCTTCCTGATGCAAGTTCCTCTTCCATGCGCTCGACTTCGGCCCAGTACTTGGGGTCTTCGAAGTCCAAAACGACAGAAATGCCTGGAACTTTACGTTCAACAGGACCAAGAAAATGTTTCTTGGCTTTGTTGATGGGCCATCCCATCGAAGTGTTTCGATCAACACTCTCGACAGATGCAACTCCATCTACGCCGCTCAGAACAGCATCCTTTGAATAAGGATGCACCAGTTCTTTCTTTTCCGGATGATCAGCAAGATATTGGCGAACCAAACCTTGGTAATCATCAAAGGCTTTCTTTAAAAGATGAGGTTTCATCTTTCCTCCCTTTGGATGCGACATAGCCTGTAAATCGCGCTGCCAATGCACCCAAGCAGGACCCTTTTTAGGTGGTCCATGCAAGCGCGGCAAATCCAAATGCTTCTCAACAGAATCGGAAATCGGAGACTTCTTGATCTGTGAAACAAATTTAACACTGCCACCAGGATGGGATCCATACGTGTCTAGTGCTGGTTGCTCACCGTCTTCATCTTCAGTCAGAAAATTAATACAATGCTTAGGATGAATAACAGGAGTGGGAGTGAAGTCAATGTCGTACTTCGATGTTGGCATATCACTTTCAGAATGCGCAACTAGAGGCATTTTAGCATCAAGGTCGCTAAGACCTTTTAACACATCGCCACGTGTCAGCAACGCTGCAACCCCATAATTTTGGCCTGTGCGGCCAGCGACATGGAATCCAAGAATGCAAGGTTTGCGTTGATGTGTGATCAAAGTCGCACAACACAAACCCGCAAAAGTAGGTCGAGGATATTGATATGAAATACCTTCGAACTCAATATCGGTCTTGAACGTTTTCTTTTCTTCGATCTTAACCGTATCTGCAACGATTGCACCTTCTTCAGTTCTGTGGACGATACCACAAAACAATTTGTCAGTCAAATTGAAGTCTCCTTCAGCAAGAAACTTACTCAAGTCGGCTATAGAACCACCTGATGTTAAACGCACAAGTGCGAGATCATTTGGTAATTCTACCCAACAGGACGTATCAATAGTTTGAGAGAATCTGTATCCAACAGTATCTGTCGGAACACGTCTGACACTCATCGTCACTTCCTTAGACTTCTTTAGCATGTGAGCTGGAACAACCCATGCATTTCCACGCATAGGGACAGCATCACATCCTCCGCGGTGTTTCACACCGCTCTCATCCACGTACGTGAACGTGGCCCATGCCGTATGTTTCGCAACATATGCCACTAATTCATCTGTTGTCACATTCGCCGAAGCGAGTGATTTAGGGATGGTGACTGGTTGAACGATCTTCCACGGATTAGGACGATCTGACTCAATAACAACGGGTGTAGACACCGTTGAACCTTGAGTAGCAACAGAGAGACCTCTGTAAAGCTTTACAAGTCCACACAGGACCAAAATTGAAGCTACTCCACCAAATGCCACTATCGTGGTATTCATGATGTTATTGAGTAGTGGCTTATTAGCCTCTTCGAGAGTTTCCCACTCTCCACTTTCATCATCTTCAAGACTGCAAAGAGCATCGAGGTGCTCCTCTCTTGCAGTACACGCTTGGAAAATATTGCGCATAGGGACGACGTCACAATCTGACTCATCGTTCGCGCAACCAAACAAACCTTGATTCTCGATATTGGCAGTCTTCTTCAAAACATCACGAAGATGTGCTTCCGATTTCTTACTCAATTTCGTCAGAGGTTGTTTTGCTTGGTGTCTGGTGCACTTATAAAATCTGCGCACCTTTCGACCAAAAAAGGATTCAGTGGTGTAGGCACTGTACTCACTGTCATCACCGGAGTGGACAGACTCCTCTCCCTTTCCGGGAGCAATTTGTGTAGACCCATGGATTGACTTGCATTCCAAAGTTCCACACGAAGACACTGATTCCTCATCATCTTCAATGGAGTATTCTTCATACTCAACTTCCTCCAATGGAGGACAATCATCCGCACATGGTGTGCAAATCCTGCACTCGTTTGATGGATCACCGTGCACGCAAAATGTAGTATCATACATTTTCTCCACAGATTTCACGAAAGATCGTTGATGACAGAAATGGACGTTAGAGTTGCCTTTAACAAATTCGCGTACTTCATGAATACTAGCACGAGACAAAATAGTCTCGAACCTGTACTTATCTTGCGTCAGTCCATTTTCACTCGACTTCCGCACAATAATCACGCGTTGAACGTCGATTTCCCAAGCGTCCGGGCACCACCCAATCATTTTACTACCATCGACACCACCGTGAACAGGATGAACAAACTCGGGTCGAAGGTACACATCCATAACGACTTCAAATCGTCTGATGATCGACACTGGCTCTACTGAAAATTTCTCAGCATGCAGTGTTTTGATGTTCGTTGTGAGACCAACCACCTTTGGTTGCATCATCTTGTTGCCCTTTGATTCTATGTCTGCTTTCCGCAATGAACGCGGTATGTTATTCAAAACATCGATCAAAAGTCGTGTCGGAGCCTCCGAATAATGCTCGGCTTTAGTATTTCCGTAATCATCGAAGATCCAACCAGTATGATATGGTTGTTGATCAGTATCAAAGTTCTCATTATCTTTTATCGTGACAACAAATTCTTTGCTGTTCGCAAAACCATTGCAAGCAAGAGCTGTTTTCATTAATATATTCACCACCATTGTTTTACCAACTGATGATGAACCATTAACGAGAATGCCGTAAGGTTTTTCCCTCACACAGGAGTTTTTCTGACTTAACGTCAAGGCAACAGCTGTTGTCCTTAATCTGGACAAGTAGCCCACCAGCACAGTTCTGCGCGGTGGTGAAGTTTCGTTCTTTATCATGTCGACCGTGGTCGTTATGAGACGTTGCAGGCGTAAATCGAAATCACTTTCGTCTTTAACATCAGCACAATACTTGCTTAATTCATCCAATTTTCCAGCTTCAACAGCCGGAAAACAAGATGTTAGCAAAGTGTACTCTGCTTCATATTGGCGCTCTTCGATTCCTCCATAAAAGAGGACGGAAGCGTCGCCAGTGGAAATTGCGTGATGCGCTCGACTCAAAAAGAAATCGAGAGTATCGGCACACATATCCGTGAAAGAACCTGCTTCTTTCTGAACATCCCATGCTTTCGCTTTGAAAATTTCGAAAACACCAAGCTTGATAGGATTCTCCAAAAGATCTGGAAAGAAACCAACCGAAACTAAGATGTTGACAACGTTAGCCACGTTGCTGCCCAAATCGCAGGCTCGAAATTGCTTCCAATTAGAAAGCAGACCACGAAACGTTTCAATGCCACTTAACGTGTCAAATCCAGTAATGGTAGTCTTGAGATCATCGTAAATACCTTGATGATCAATTTTGGATCGCAACGAACCGCCACTAAAGGGGTCCGAGGAGGTTTCAGCAATGTTTTTCATCATTGCCTCCTTGATCCATGCGTACAACTTGAGACCAATTGATTCCTTGAAATGGGTTCGAAGGTAAAAGAAAAGTGTTGTGAACACGCTGGTAAAATTTTGTGCACTGGACAAACCTGCTAAAAGCATGGTCAAATCCTCAATGCGACAAAGAAGATTTTGCATAAAATCTGCGGCAAGAGTGCCGTCATATTTCATGTTATCTTTCACTTTGTCAAATTGTTCCACCGCATGGCTAACTTCCTTGATCGTCTCAATTTTTGCCCTTACTTTCCTAAAAAGGCCTTGCGTATCTAGTTTAGTCAAAGCTTTTAATGTTACTGCTTTAACTAGTTCCTCTTTAAAAGACTGAGAAACGAAAACTGATTGTTGACGCAGTGCCCGATTACGCTTATTCTTGCGATATCGTGATCTCTTATTCTTGAGGAATTGAGATCGGCGCTGCTCTTTTGTTGGGATATCTTCCCAATCATCCACATCGTCATAATAATTTTTATTTTGTTTTTCATTTTTATATTTTTTATGTTTTTCATTTTCTGTGTCCACCACACAAGGTGGTGGATTTGAGTTTTGTTGAGGTGTCATTTTAAACAATTTTCTCCTGAGCTGTTACACTGACCGAGAAAGGTGTTTGTTTGAGATTGTAAGGTAAACGAACTAAGTTCGTTTGTTTTAAGATTGTATGCAGTGAGTTCTCCTAAGCTATTATACTGACCGAGAACTATGCATGGGGGGTTGTTTTTTGGGGGGGGGCCCGTCTCATCTACGGGTATGGGTTCAGAATCTTAAGGCGCTCCTGGAAAACCTGGTTATCCTGTCCGTAACTCCACGTCATTGGGAATCGTACCCAACTAAATCACATTTGAAACTGGTGTATCACTTACCAGAATTGAGAGCTGTTGATCACTCATCTATTTTTGTTTACTCCCTATAATTGCAAATACATCCAATGTATTTTGGGTCATTCAAGCACCCAGCACTCCTTTATCAAATCAACAGTGATCTACACAAAGTGCAAATACTCGCTGAAGTTTATTCTGATGCAATCATAAGTCCATAGCGATAGAAAGATCCTTCAAAAGGCATCTATACAATCGCATACCAAGGTTACAAACCTGATACGGCATGATTCTCTATCTCAAAGAGACAAAATCACTTTAGTGGAAAAAGATACGCGCCACTATCACGTATTACACTACGTCTGTGTGTTGGAAAAATCCAATGCTCTACAGTTACATAGCGGAGTTTAATGTCTCAACTTGACA